AACTGCTGTTGCAGTAGCAGTTACGCCTTGAAGAGTAGCATCACCAGCTGTGATGTTGTTACCACTTGCAGGTGTAAAGTTAATATTAGCACCATTAATTGTTGTTGAAAGTTTCCAACCAGTGGTATTAGCAAAGCTAATGAAATATGTTCCGTTGTCAGTTAAACCAACAGGTGTGGATGTTGCATTACCAGCAAATGTAACTTGGTCTCCAGCAAGGAAGATATCATTTGCAGATGCATATGCAATAAATGCACCAATTGTGCTATTTGATGTAATTGCAGTGTTACCATTAAATGTACGAAGAGGTGGTGCTTGTACAGTTAAAGTAGGATTAGTTTCATATGAAGAACCTGCATTGACAATAGTGTAATCAGTGATTCTACCATCCACTTGTGAAAATGTAACGTTTGCACTAGAACCACCACCACCAGAAATGGTAGATAATACAGTTCCGTTATAACCAGTACCAGCTTTAGTAATAGTTACTTGCGCTACAACACCTGATCCAACACCAATTTCTGTAGTGTCAACACCAAATTGACCCGCAGTCATTTTCATCGCAACACCATTATTATCATAATATTCTGGTGTTATATTATTATAGAAATTATTTCTATTGGTTGATGTAGGTGCCTTATTAAAACCAGTAACACCCCATAATACAGAGTTACTGTTTACGTCATTTTTGCCCCATTGTGCCATTTTTTTTCTCCTTTAAGTAGAATTACAGACTTCTACGAAGGTATTTATGAAACCTTATTGGAGAGTTGATCTTAACATCCAGGCATGTTTTTTATGAATATCAATACGATCTTGCAAGAAATTGGCTAAACCATGCTCAGAATTTTGCTCTGCTGCAAGAAATGCTTGAGTCAAAGCATCTATTACTTTATCATTATCTTGAATAGCAATTGATATCATTTGTTGGGCTGGTACTACATCAGTTTGATCTTTAATTAATGTCAAATCAATAAAACGTGATAAAGATCCTGGTGCAAATCCTTTTGCTGCTCTAATATGTTCGGCAATAGAATCATTAGCAGCAAATACTTCCTCATAAAGATCACCAAAAAATTCATGATATTGAGGAAAGTTTGGACCTGTTACATTCCAATGAAAAAAATGTAATTTAAGGTAAAAAGAAAAATTAGTGGCTAGTAACACTTTAAGTTTTTCTAATAGTTGTTCCATTATTCGTCTCCGCTTCCAGATGCGCCACCACCACTGCCGCCACCTGAGCTAGCACTTTTTCCGGGGTAAGCTATGTGTATTTTCATATCAGCTCCTCTATAAGGAAGCTTTTTTAATTTAATTAATTTACCGTCAGGACCCCTAACAGCAAGTTCTTCAATATGTTGTTTAAAGGTTTTCATATTTCTTCAACTTTTATTTTTAAATGACCTTGACCTTTGATCACTCTATGAAATTCTTCTGCGGGAATATCAATTCTTGTTCCTGTTTTAATATTAAAAGGTAGTTCGTTATCAAATTGAAATTGCCAATCATCTCCACACTCAATAACTTCAACTACTCTGTATTTCTTATCTCTATGCCAGATCAGATCACCTGATTCAACATCTTCTTCAAATACTCTACTGAATTTATTATCAGATAATTTTGTATCTGAATATGGATTACCAATAGAAGCTGCCACCACCAGAAAGTCCCAAAGCTTTTGCATAACGAGGAAGATTACATGACCAATAAGCAGCAAATGTTCTATCTTTTTGAAGATGACATTTATGACGAGCAGCAAATGATTTACGTGCTTCTGGATCATTCATTTTTACTGAAAGAGTTGCACCAGAAGCCGCACCATGAACATCGCCAAATGTTACCTTCTTAATTCCACCGTCTGGTTTACGAACATAGACGTAGAACTTCTTTGGACCACCTCTTCTTGGTTTACCAATTGGTGGATTTTTTTCATCTTCTTCATTTAAGGGAAGATCAAGAGGAACTTCCTGCCCCTCATATAATCCAAAAGAACCAATATCTGTTTTGATCAATTCAATATCTGAATATGAAAGATCAATCTTTTCTTCATTATATAATTTACGAGCTTCGTTGATGGTTTCAAAAAATTGTTCTGAACCGTAACGAAATACAGATTCATTCAAAGGGATATTATTTTCTAAATGATATAGAAGACCTTTGTGCGCAGATTCGTCAAGAAAGTATTCTTTAAAAGATTTCATTTTATTATTAACCTTCTGATTTCCAACCACCACCTTTTGATTTATACCATTTAGCAGCCCAACCATTGGCATAAGCAGATGGATATACATCAAATTTACTTTTTGCTAAAGCTTTAGCTCTGGACCAAAGAGCAGGATTAGTAGGTATATTCTTTTCTTCTAGATGTTCCACTTCTTCATTCTTTGGTCTCTTTTTTGCTTTTTGCATAGCAATAGCAATAGCAGCCTGTTGTGCCCAATTTTTAGCTTCTGGAATTTCTTCAGTCTCTTCTTTCATTTTCTGCATTATTGAACCAGCAATCTTTTTGCCACGTTCTAATGAAATATTTAATTTTTTAGAGTATTGTTTAGCTGTTCTTTCAAACCAACCCTTATCTTCCGAAATCTTACCTTTTCCGAAGTTAGAAACATTGATTGGTTCACCCTTTCGTTCAGGATTTGGATCATGTTTGCGCTTTGCTCGTACAGCAGCTGCTCTTTCACTTTTAGAGAGTTTAGCTCTCTTTTCATTTGACATACATTTTGGTTTAGCCTCACCAGGTTCCCTTGCACAAGGTCCAATCACTTCACCTTTTGAGTTCAACCTTTTCCAACCACCCTCAGGATCTGTTTTACTAAACCATTTACGAAGATCTTCTTTTACTTCCTGATCCGTTAATGATTCTTCTTTAACTGGAACTGAACCAACTTTTGAACCAAATCTTATTTTATCAACGGCTCTTTGAAGAGTATCAGAGGCTGTTCTAGTCTTAGAGGGTTTTGGTTTAACACCTCCAATAATATCAGGGCCAAGTGATCTAAGTTTGTTTACCTTACCAACCAATTCAGGAGAAATCTCTTGTAGATTTTCTTTGTTAAAATTATTATAAAAAGCTAAATCAAGATCTTCTTTTTTATCTTTCTTTTTATTCATGATCTGATCTTCAGTATCTGAATCCTCAGTATCCACCACTGATGCATTGTTGGTATGTATACCATGATGTGCTTTTACCATCGCATTGATGATATTATTTCTAGTATCTGCATCATCTGCATTTTTATCAACATAACCTTCACTGTCCCCATCGGGATTACCTGATACATTACCAAAACCTCTTATTCCACCTGATCCAGCAGAATTAACAGATTCGTTTTTTTCTTTATCAAGAATGGCTTGATAATCTTTACCAGCTTGCTGTAATCTAGCTTTGGCAGCCTGTGCTCTTTCTTCGCTATCCTTTAGTTTAGGTAAAGCTCTAACCATCTTTTCCCAAGGTGATAATTTCTTACCTTCATCAACAATTTTTTTTTGAATAGATTGTTGACGATATGGCTTATCAGATTCTTTTCTATCAGCATCATCTCTTGGAACAAGATCAATTTCTTTTCTATCTTGACCAGAACGAGGAACAGCTTCTCTATACTTACCAAATCTCTTATTAAATTCAGAATCGGTTGCTTCTTTTACAGATGTATTTGGCTTAGTAATTTTAGCAGGTGCAGGAGCAGTATTATTACCAACTACCTTGGATGATTTGGGCTCACCAGGTGTAACATGTTTAGATAGTGTCACAACTGAATCTGATCCATCTTCTCTAAATTTAGTTTCATCATAATTAATATTTTCTTCTGCAATCACCTGATCATAAATTGATCCAATTTCCTCAACTAATGATTCTACAATAAATGAACCAAATTCATTGTCAATATCTTCTTTGATTGATTTGATATGATTAGCAATTTCTTCTGCATGAGGGTGCAATGCTTTAGGAAGACCTTTTTTCAAACCCTTTATATCTCCAGCTCGAGCCAATGATCTAGCTTTTGTACCTGACATACCTTCAGCACCTTCAGCATCAGGATCTCTATGACCAGCAGAAACTACTTTAATGGATTTAAAATTAAAATAACTGTGTGGGCCTTCTTTACCATTATACTTGTTAATTAAAGAATGAAATTCTTTTACCCTATCATCACCTGCAACCATAGTAATATGCTGAACACCGCTCTTATGAAGACGGGAAAGATGATGAAGAAGAGTAGGATGCTCAGAAGAAGAACTAGAAACATTAGTGCCTTCTCCGGCAATCTTTTTAAGATACTCAACTTTCTTTTCCTTTGGAAGTGGATTTTTTGCATTGCCTTCAGTATGAGAAGCAATGATATGGGCTTCAGCACCTTGTGATTTGGCAGTATCCTCAACTTTATGAATTAATTTTTCATGACCAATTGTAGGAGGATTAAAACGGCCAAATGCAAATACAGCTTTTCTTTCTTTAGCTTCCAATACAGGATTTAAAATGATTTCATCTGGTTTATTGCCAGTAGCAGTTCTGCCTTTAGAGATGACATCCTTGACTATCTCTGTCTTACCCTTTTTTGCAGGTTTATTATCGGGTTTCAAAATATTTTGCTGAGGATCATTATATTCTGGCATCTGCTTTCCTAATGTTTATTTTATATTTATTGTTCTTAATAAACTTCTCGCCATTGCATAGTAGTTGCAACATATGTAGTATTAACAGTTGAAAGATTGGTAGCAGTTACTACAAATACCTGTGAATCATTGCTATAAAAATTTTGTGCAATATAGTTCTTTTTTGCTGTGCTTGGCATATTAGGGCTTGTTGCACCAGCAGATGGTGATGCAGAAGCAGCTCTTGGATTATTAGCTGTAGCAAACCCGCCATCCATTACTTCTCCATCATCATAGTTAGTAGCAGTAATATTGTACTGTACACCACTAGAAGAATGAACGTTTACCCAAGCACCCCCGGTAATTACTGAAGTGTTTGCAAGTTTAATAACATCATATCTAACATTCTCATCTGTAGATATGATAGAAATATTACCTAATCTTGCAATCATTCTATTTGAATAACCATTGAAAGAGTCTTTCAATTTAATAGCCATAATTGGTGTAGTATTACCGCCTGCGAGTAATCTCAAACCACTATGCCAAGAAAAATCTTGCCCTGATTCTAAATAACCACCTTCAGATATTACTGTAGAACATATCTGATCCATAAAAGCATTCGCTGCTCTTGTACCTGTATTAAATATCTCACATCTTACAGGAAGATTAGGACTGCTCATATAGACTTTATCTAGATTATTGCTATTATAGTATTCGTGTGCGGGAACAAATCTCCCATCATGAACAAATCCTGTACGAACTCTACCAACTCCCAGCCATTGAAAGTCAATAAACACAATTTGTGTTTTAGTAATATCTAAATTAAAACCTGAAGGACCTTTTCCATCACAAGTATCTACATTCCAATTAGCTTGTGTTACTTTTCTGCTATCGTCAGGTGATCCACTAGTATAAGTTCTAATACAGAAACTTAATGTTCCATCACCAGCTTGTTCAAAGTAAATACCGTTATTATCATCATAATACCCTGTACGTTTGGTAACGTTTGTATTTGCACCATAGAAATTAAATGTTGATTTAATAAGTTGACTCTTTCCAGGCATATAATGATGATAGAATTTAGTCTGATGAATAACACTACTGGTTGAATTGTTTGCAGTAGTAAGACGGCAGCAGGCTTGATTAGGTAAAAATGTTACCGAACCGTTTGCCGTAGTAATATCTTCAAACGCAGGATCAATACCGTAAAGATGTTTGTAGTCACCTAATGTAAAAGCATCAGATGTTCTTAATCTACCAAATGCATCGGACTGCCCTGCTTCTAATGCTACTGGAAATCTATTATAATCATCATAAAATTGACCGTTGCTATCGGCAGTCATTACTACTTCAAATATAGTATTTCCATCAGCTAAGAATTTATTTGTGTCACGTCTATATTGTGCCATTACAAAATTTATCCTCTACCAAATCTTGGATTATTCAATATTGCTGTTGATATTTTTCTTGGAACTAGTTTTGCAACAGGTCTTCCACCTTTTTGAAGAACAACACCCTCACCTGCTGATTTCTTTCCATCAATAGATGTTTCCATATCAGGGTGATGAACACCCTTAAGAACATGCTCTGTTGCTTGTTCTAAATGATGATGTATATCTAAAGACTTTTGAAAATGTTCTGCATGCTTATCAACATGAGCAATCATAGCAGCATGCTGATCTCTTACTCTTTGTTGAGCAGCAGATGTCTTTAATTTAGATGCTTTCTTTTCAGCAACTGCCTTAAGATGATTCTTATATCCTTCAACAGTAGGTAAAGAGTTGCCTCGTGTTGTGCTATTCATATAAGTTGTAAAATGAGTAACATGTTCAGGAGTCAAATGCTTTGTTGTATGACCCTTGAGAAGCTTCTCAGCGGCAGCAAGATGATGTTCTGTTGCTTTTCTGTCTTCTGCTGAATAATGTTGTGGATCTGGTTTATGCTCATGTTCAGGTACAAATACATGTTCACTATGTCTCAAAGCACCCTTTGATAAAGCAGAAGCGGTTTTACCATGAACTTCAGTGTGAATAGCCACACCAAGTGGTGCCTTTGTTTTTGCTTTATATGTGATTCTGTTTGGTGTTGTTGAGATAGAACTACCAGACTTCTTTGTATGTGTATCAGAAGGGGTATGTAATAGATCACCTTGTACATGATGACCTTTGTTTACAATCTCGTGACCATGTGCAAGAAGATGTTTTAAAGATTTTGCATATTCAGGTGCATGACCAAAATGTTTGTCTACTTCTTCTGGAGTTCTGGCAACTACACCTCTTGCCCATCTATGCTTATCAGATACACCAATTCCTTTTTCATCGTGAATGATATGAACAGAAGCACCACCATCAGTCTTCAAAGAAGCCTTAATTGTACTAGGCTTGCCTTGTCTATGATTATGAAATTGTTTAATCAGATCCAAACCAGTCTTTACATGTTTAGGATCAGCATAATGTAATTCTTTAGCATGAGTAAGATGGGTTAACCCTTCTTCCTCAACAGATGAGGCAGGACGAGCAGCTTCTGTAATATAATTTAAAAATGTTTTCATCAGTAAAACTTACTAACTTTTCTTGATGCCTCGGGGCCAACCAATACTCTGGTTTTGTTTACACCAAGGTCAGATCTCTTTTTATCAGCTCTTGCAAAAACCATCATATGCATATCTTTAGGAACTTCACCACTCTTATAAACATGATTTGATTGTAAAATGTAATGACCTTTTTTACCATTAGGATGAGGAACCAACTTCATTGGACCTTGATGAATCTCATGTACATTATTTTCATGATGTGATTCATCACCGTGTCCATGACCATACATTGCCTTTTGAATAAAGCTCTTATGTTCTGGATTAGAACTATCAAGCTTCATAGCAACTGTCTCACCAGATACACCCTCTGGATGCTTATTCTTTAATACTGAGGCAAACTTTTTAACAATTAGATGATCCTTAAATTTAGACACACCACCAAATTGTTGAAAGTCTTTTACAGAGTTACCATCTTTATGGCTAATAAATCTTTGTGATTGGCCTGCTTTATTTTTAAGAACAAAGTCTGCTTTAGGAGTTCCAGGAACCTTTTCAACACTACTTACTTTAGTAGGACCATGCTGTGTGTGAATTGTAATTTCTTCAGAACCTGATTCTTTTTTAGCTTTTTCAATTTGACCATGAAGATCAGCTAAATGACCTTCTTCCTTTTCATAAGGATTAGAACCGGGCATTCTTCTTTCTGTAAGAAAATTTAAAAATGTAAGCATAGTGGACCCCTAGATGTTTATTTCATATTTATAGAAATAAAAAAGAGGGCCTTTCAGCCCTCTTTTGTTTGGGTCTATTAAAGTCCTATCATCTTAGAACTATAGGAGAATGAACCTTTAAAGTCTTTTCGTAGCCATTCCTCAAGCAATTCAAATCGAAGAGCTGAATCTTCCTCACCAGCATTTTCAAGATCTATTTTGGCTTTCTTACAAAATTCTACAAGAGATTTGTATGAGATTTTATCAGAATCTACCAATGCTGCCTTGTGTGACTTACCTTGGCGTTGAAACATAAAAATAGCCTCCATTACTTATATTATTATAATAGAGGCTATTTGATATTAAAGCAAGTGACAAATTAGTTAATTTGTGACAAAATCTTCTTTACTTCACCTTTTTGAGCGTCATTTAGAGGAATATAGTCCAAATCCTCAGCATCTTTGTCTCTTGTAAAGGTAAATTCAAAAAACTTAATGGCTTGTTTTGTCACTTCTTTATCTTCATTATTCTTATACATTACCACATAGGTTGTCGCTACCATTGGCCATGTGGTCTGAAAAGCCTTAATACCAGGAGATACTCTCTTACCATCAGTGCCAATCATATCAGCAACTTTAAGATTGTTCTGCTTGGCAAATGCATACTCAACATAACCGATAGAACCGTTAGTCTGCATTACGTTAGATGCAACACCATCATTTCCTTTACCCCCAATAGTTGTACCAGCCCATTCAATAGATGAACCTTGGCCAAAGTCTTTCTTCCAATCTGCATTTGCTTCTGAAAGATACTTCGTAAAGTTCCAGGTAGTACCTGAACCATCTGAACGACGAATCTTAATAATAGGAAGATCAGGAAGCTTTACATCTGGATTGATATCTGCAATCTCTTTATCATTCCACTTCTTAATCTTATCCATATAGATCTTTGCAATAAGATCATTATTGAGAACTAGATTATCTACTTCTTTGAGATTAACTACAGCAACAATACCTCCAACAATAATTGGAAATTGAACCTGACCTTTCTTCTCAAGGTCTTCTGGTTTTACTGGTGCATCAGTTGCACCAAATGTTACTGTCTTTGCATCAATCTGTTTAATACCTGCACTTGAACCAATTGATTGATAGTTTACTTTAATACCTGATGATTTGTCATATTCTGTTGCCCATTTAGAGGCAATGGGAAAAAAGAAAGATGAACCTGCACCTGTGACTTCACCTGCAAAGGCTGAAGCTGCAATAAACATAGATCCGACAACGGCAAGAATGTTCTTTAACATGTTAACTCCTAGGTTAATAAAAAAGGACGGGATTTCTCCCGTCCTTATATAGATTTCTTATATGACAGTTTGATGAAAAACAAGCAATTCTGCCACATAATTTAAAAAATATTTAAAATATTTTTATTAGAAACTCAATGCATAATTGAGCATTACACCATCACCTGAATTGTTCCAATTCTTATCATATGAACGTGAAACTGAAACACCAACAGCTTGATCCTTAGCGAACTTATAAGTTACACCAGTACCAACGTTATGTGATTCATAATTCCATTGTGCATCAAAAGAATTACGGTAACGGTAGTTAGCAGCATTGATAACAATGTTATCAGTAAGGCTGTAGTCAGTACCTGCACGAAGTGCATAGTATCCATAATTAGCACCATCGGTAAAACGTTGACCGATGCCTGCACCAGCCTTAGCAGTGAAACCAGCAAAAACTGGAAGCTTATAGCCAGCCTGTGCTTCAATAGTCTGCTTCAATGCACCAGCATCAGCTGCTTGGTTTGTACCAGCCGCAACTCCAGCTGAAAAACCACCACCAATGTTACGTGAATATGCTACAGAATAGTTAGTAGCAGTTGACTTGCTATATTCACCTGATGTGAAGTCGAGACCCCAACCAGCTGAAATCGTATTGTCTGCAGATGCTGCAGGTGCTGCTGCAGTTGCTGCAGGAGCGTTCTTCTTATTAGGAAGATCTGTAGCATATGCGCCAGTTGCAAAAGCAATAGCGGCTGCAGTAATAAGTAGCTTCTTCATTAATTACTCCTTGGTTAAAGTTATGGGTTAGCCCTCAACAACTAAATTCTGCCCAGTGAGTTTTTCTTTTCTTGCCCACTGAACTACTAACCCGATTGCACGTCCGTGGGCTTCAATTTCCCATGGCGTATCCCAATAATCGACCTTTGCAGTATCTACATATTTACCATTAAATTTGTAGACTTTTGGTTTACTGTAAAGTTCGTAATACTCACCTTTAGCCCATTGTTTGACATGAACCAATTCATGGGCTAAACTATTTAGCAAAAGAGATATCTTCTGATTAGGATCTAATTGAATAGTAAATTCTCGGGGATTGCGATGAGTATCTTCCCAAACGCAATTTCCATATGAATTACTGTCCTTAAAAAGATTCTTTTTAAAAACAACATCAATTTTTAGCTTATTTCTCATATTTTCTGTAAAAAACTTTTTAAGAACAAAAGTTGATAAACTTTTTAATTTTTTACAATCACTATTAGAAATTAACTTACTGTTTTTGAACTTAACCATAAAGTACCTCCATTAATCTAATATAGTATACTTTTGATATTAAATCAAGGTTCAATTAGGTTAAGTTCTTTTAGTGACGGAAAATAATCAATCAATTTGTACCAACAATCAAGGGCAATCTCACGATGTTCCTTTTGTGTTCCATTAGAACATCTCAATTGACAGTAATGAATCCAGGAACGTAATGAACCTGACATATACATTCGTGACACTGTCAATCCTTCCGGAAGAACTACACGAGCCTGTTCTTTGGCAATACCATTATCAATTGCCCATTGATAGACACTTTGTGAGGCAATTATGTGATTTTTTTGATAGGTTTCCCAAGTTTTTTTTGTGAAATCGTTTTCAAATTCAATTGAGTTTTGTCTATTTTTTGTATCTTGGAGACGGGCCTCACGAGTGGTGAAACCGAGATCTTTGGTCGGATCTGCATAACGTTGACTGAACTCCTGAAAAGCAAAAGACCGATGTCTAAGAATTTGTCTTGCAATATCTCTTGTTGTATTAATTTCCATAACAACATGAACCATTTCAAGAGGTGACCAATGTTTATTCTTTACAAGATACTTTACAAGTCTACTTGCAGTTTCATTATTATTTTGATTGGATGGATTAGAGACTCTTGCAACATAAGCAATAAAATCATTTACGTCCAATCCACTTACTGGACGTGTGATTGCAACAATATCAACACTCATATCAATCCCTCAAAAAATCATAAGACATATCCATAATAGATTGTTTTACGGGATAGTAATCATCACCAGTTACACCTTGAATTATCCAATCCCCATAATGTGCTTTCATTGTACCTTCTAATGATACAATCAATACACAGGGTTCATCATCTCTATCCAATTGAGTAATAAAAGCTCTATTATCTGTCCAAAGCCTAATATCTTCGTCAGTTAAATCTTTTGTAAATTGAATTGCTTTTAGAGTAAAAGGTTTTTTTCTAACTAAACATTCATGAATCATTTTTTACATCCTCAATCATTGAAATAATTTTTTTTGGAGATTCTTCTGTTTCCCAAGTAACACCTTGGAAACCCCCATAAACAAATGTCTTAAATCCACCACCCTCTATTACAGCATCGTATATAACGGTGATATGGTCAACATTAATATATATCGGATTGCCTTTATGATGTTGTGCATCATTAGTTAATTTAATAAACTTTGGCATACTATATCCTTAATAAATGGTACCCTCGACCGGATTCGAACCGGTAACACAGAGATTTTAAGTCTCTTGACTCTACCTGTTGGTCTACGAGGGCATTGGCGATCTCAGGAGGATTCGAACCTCCGACCTGCGGATTAGAAATCCGTTGCTCTGTCCAGCTGAGCTATGAGACCATCTCAATAAAGATTAATGTTTAATTTTTCACGAAAATATTTTTTAAGTTCTTTTTCAAAAAACTCAGGTGAGGTAGTCATATAAGTTGCATACAGTTTTGTAATGTCATCATCTTTATGGTGAAGTTTACCATAAACAGTATATCCACGTTCTTGAACAGCATGGACAAGGTCACGATCATCACCCCCAGGTTCATATACTGTGAACCCTCGGCTTCTTACTTCTTCAACTAGATCATAGTCGTCAATATCGTCTAAGTCAAAATCAACATCAACTGTTTGTGTAATAGTTGGCATGTCACTTGTACCTTTTAGTTATATAATCAACTCTATCTTTAAGATAACATAAAATGGTATTTCGATCAACAGAATTTTCAATTATTTCAGGATGAGATTGAATAAGTTGAATCTCATCAAAAAAGGCTGCTTTTTTCATATAATCTACTGAATAATTATATGCTTCAATCCCAGAGGGCTTCGAAGTACTTACCAAAGAGTCTGAACCCGTTTCTTTTGCGCTCATTCCATTTCTCCCAGCCTTCTTGATCAAACTTGTGTGTATGATTTGGACCTTCTACCATTTCCCAATAATGTTTTTTATTAGGTTTAGACTCTGGTGTTTCACCCATCTTATATAAGGTTTCGTCTAACACTTCACCTTCAATATTTACTTTTCTCCAGAGTATATCTGTTTCACCTGTATGAAACTGATCATCAGCTTTGTCATCAACCTTTTGTGCAAATGCCCAGATCATCTCATCAAGAACCCAATCCCAACGTTTGTGAAAATTATCATCGGTATCATATTCATGTTTCTTTGGAGGTGCTGATGTAGATTTTAGTTCTTCTGGAACATCATCATCATCTACTAACGGGGCACCATGTTTTGTCTTTTGTAATTGAACAAGCAAAGGGTGAATAATAAGTGCAAGAGTGTGATCTGTGGACCACGTATCATAAGGATCAATTTTTATTGAAATTTTACGTTCACCGTTTATCTTTTTGGGAAATTTACCGAGGTTTACTTTCATTAAAATACTATCCAACCGTTTTTTTCATCAATCATATACTTATCAGTGTGTTTAAGACCTTTAAGAAATCCTTCAGGAGGAATCATGTTATAACGAGCGGTTTTCTGATCAGGTTGAGTGTGTGATTTTTTTTCTTCAATAGGAACTATGACTGGAGCTGGATCTACAACATACATAGGCATTCTAAATCCATTTGTAACACCCATCATATGATCTATTGAAGTTCCTAAAGGAAGATATCTATTTTGACTAACATAATTATCTAACAAATCCAAACAGCGTTTAGCTGTGTTGGGTGTCAATGCATATGCATGTGTACCTTCAAATTTATTCAATTGAACTTTTGTGAAAGGATCGTCAACACATTCATAATCATCACGATGATCAACTCTATAACCTAAAAAGGTCCATTCATTATCATTAATATCAACATCAAGAAAATTTCTTTTCACAATAGCATCATGTTCAAATATTGCAACAGCACCTTTATGTTCACTTGCAACCTTTTTCCAAATTGAAAGATGACCTGTTAAACACAATTGTTCTTTGAACCAAATATTAAGAACATCATTGGTTGCTTCATGACCATTTACACGAGGGTCTACTTTAAATCCCCATTTTTCATAGATAGCATCAGTTGTAGTTGGCAACTTCATGCCTAGGTGAGGGGTGACTGGTATACCATGTTGTTCACAGGATGCTTTACACTCCTCCATATACTTAATAGCATCAGGAGTATCAATGTATAAAATATAAGCATGTTCAATCTTCATAGGTCACCTATTAATAATAACTCTACCTTTGTACCACCCAGTAGGTATAGTATCTTCTTTTTTTATCTGTTTATTATTTTCACCATCTGTTATCCAGAAGGTTCCGTATCTATGATTTTTATCTCCCATCATATTAACAGAAGCTTTTTCACTCATAAGTTTCTTTGTATGATCAGAATGTTTTCTTCCAGTAAAGGTTCCAGGTCTAGATGCAGCGGATTCTTTTACTTTATTATACCATTTATCATAAAAACTAGGATCAGCTCTATTTTTTGCTGATAATTTTCTTAAAGTGTTTGCACCATTCTGACGTCTAACTTCAATAGCTTTTTCAGTATTTTGAAGTAGATTGGAATTAATATACCCAAAACCACCTTTACCACCTTCACATATATTATATGAATTTTCTGATAAAATTACAAGTTCTTTTTCTTTTAAATTCATATCATGTTCATTATCAAACACATATAGAATTTCTTTTGTAAAGTTATCCATACCATATTTTTTAATTGCAGCTTTAATTAACTTACCAGACCCCATATATGCATCATTTAAATTTTCTGTCTGATGTTTACCAATATAAAATTTGTTGTTTATTTTATTAGTAATTTTATAAACTGTATAGAACATAATCGACCCTATTATTATAATAGTCTTACATATAGCTATTTATAATAATAGGGTCTTCATGTTGCGGGGGATGGATTCGCACCACCGACCTTCGGATTATGAGTCCGACGCTCTTCTTCTGCGCTACCCCGCGTCAACTATTATTATGCATCACGTGAAATATAATGCATACGAACTTTTTCTGGTTTAAAATACTTATCCACAGTTTCAATTACTATATCATTATTAAATGGCTTACATGAAAAAACATCAATATAAAAATTACCATCTGCATCAACGAAGTGACCAGTAATATTTGATGTTTCAATCATCTGACAGAATGAAATACCAGACTTGGAAAGATCATGAGTGGCAAAACGTTCAATCCAAGGTTCACCAAAAGCAACCATATCTATAGCAACAACAAGTTCTTTAATAAACTTATAAACATTTTCTTTTGATGCAATGAGTTCTCTATCACCATTTGTACAATCAAGCAATAGATGATAACCCCAAGTCTTGTTCATTCTTATCTCCTAAAATGTAAAGATCTATTTATTAACTTATTTTCTTAATAGGTCTACGAATATCAACTATCTGGCTTGCAGGGTAAGAAGATATCTTTACAGAATCATCTTGATTACCCCCTAGTAGTTGAACATATTTCTCACCATTCTCCATATGATAACCATAGAAGAATGCAACATGCCTACCACTACCACCGGTTCTTCTTAACAAAACAATATCACCAGGTTGTGGTTCCTTTACCTTTTCACCGTAATTATGATAACTGGAAGCAAGTAAACTATTAGTAGAATAATAACCAGTTTGTTGTAAAACAAAATTAATAAACCCAGCACACCAAGGTGTTTGTACTGGGTCTATCTCTAAAATTTCTTTTAGTTCTTTTCTATTCTTTCTAGCTTCATAACCATTATAATTCATGGCTACTTTCATTATATCTGGCTGCTTAGCAAACATACCATTGAAATCAACAGAAAATGTTAATTCAAAAGCTAACACCTTGGCAGGTAACAGACATATGAGTAAAGTTGCTAGAAATTTTTTCATTGTAGATGGGTAAGCATTTTTCTGCAGTATGCGGTCTTATTGGATCTAGGAACCTGACCACTGCTATAAAACGATGCTGCTTTGCAGATATCGTTGTTAGTTCTATCTAAAGCATAACGAAGATATGCCATGCTATACTCTAAGTTTACTTCAGGTTTGTAAAGTTCAGTACACTTACCCTTGAATCCCTCTGTTTTAGCAGTCTTACAGCGAATCTGACCTAAGCCGATTTCACCAAGCTTACCTGTAACAGTGGGATCATAATTAGATTCCAAACTGACAATAGCGTGAGCCAAGTCTTTTGGAACATTATGTCTTTCTGCGATTATATCTACTAGTAATTTTATATCCGATATATTGTACGATGTATTTTTCGATGTATTAGCGCCGTATGATGCAGAAGACATACTAACCCCTATTACGAGGGCTAATAGTACTTTCTTCATTTCTCTTCCTTTGGTTGACGAATAGGTTACTCACCTAATCGCTTCTCGTGATTTCCACGATTGAATATTTATTATATTAGATTAGTTTAAAGAAGGCCACTGTTTTTTATCAGGGTCACTGTGTTCCAAGATCTTAAGATTGCCAGGGATCATTGGACTAAAGTCAATATGCGTCTCTTGTTCCACTTTTTGCACAGAAACTACATATTTTGGCATATCTTTTACTTCTAATTTTTCATTTGGAAAGATAAAAGCAATCATTTTATTGTTTACTGGGTCAATTATTACTTTAAAAAGACGAGTTGGTACTGCAACATTGTTCCCAATTGTTTTGTAACCTGGGTCATAAATGGCCCCCTGGATGACATAAAGATCAGCGCCATTAGTGACCCAATCACGAACAAATACCTCCAATTGTTTCCAAATACCCCTGTTATTACCTGGATTTTGTGGAACCATATTTGAGAGTAGGAATGATTCAGACATTGCTTGTTTATTCTTACCATTATTAGCAGCAGGACTCATATGACCACGATCATAACCTGCACCTGCATAATCTTGTAATGTAGCTTGATTCTCGGGTTTAATATCAGGATCAGATCTAAAGTCATCTGTACGAGGTTCTTCACCCAGTCTATCTTTTGAAACATGTTCGGCAACATACAAAGGGTTCTTGTAGTCGTTACTATAGACAACAGCATAACCAGTACGACAAAGATAAACTACATTTTCTACTTTGATTGAAAATTGAGGTGCACCCCATTTTACATGTTGTGGACATTTATCATCAATAGGATTAGCAAATGCTAAAGTTGGAAAAAATAGTAATGCTAGCAATAACCTTTTCATTTTGTATTCCTTATGTAATGAGCCAATCAGGTCGACCCAACGTCCAATCAACAACTTGTTTAATTCGTTCAGTCAATTCAATCTTAGGTTCCCAACCCATCACTTTCATTCTCTCACCACTAAGTGCATATCTAAGATCATGTCCTGGTCGAGATGAATGAAAATCTACCATCTCATATTTTAATTCTTTACCTTGACAATCAGCAATGATTTGGGCTAATTGTAAATTATTTATTTCTTGTTTTCCAACTATATTATACTTAGGACATTTAATACCACTCTTTGATCCGTAAACAGCAGAGGAACTATTTTTAAGAAGAAATAGTATTGCATCAGCAACATCATTAGCATGAATATAGTGTCTGCTTCCTGGAATAGTTTTTGATGCATCAGAATGAACTGTAATTGTTTGTCCATCACGTATTTTCTTAATACACATTGGAATATATTTTTCAGGGTGTTGTCTTTCACCAAACACATTCATTGTATGTGTAATGATGATAGGAAGGCCATATGTATTATGATAAGCAACTGCTAATTCTTCACCACCTGCTTTTGATGCTGAGTAGGGATTTGTAGAGTTATAACGATCATACTCATCATAGTTAACACCTGGAGGGGCTGGACCAAATACTTCATCTGTTGAAAAGTAAATAAACTTCTCTAATGTACCATTACAGCTACGAGCGAAATCAAGTATATTACAAGTTCCAACAACATTATCAAGAACAAACTCCATAGGGTAATCAATAGAACGATCAACATGACTACCAGCGGCCAGATGTAGAATAATATCAACGGAACCAATACGAGTAGCAGTAAGAGGTGTAATAGCTGCTTTGAGGTCATGGTATACTACCTTTACTCTATGCTTGTTCGGATTATCTTTAATCAAATCATGTAGACGATTTAGATTACCGGAAAAATCTAATCGATCAAGACTTGTAATATCCCAGTCAGTGTGTTTTAAAAGATAATCAATCATATGGTGAGCAATGAATCCTGCACCACCAGTAATTAAAACATTTTTGGTCATTAAATAATTCCGTTCAAAGCCATTGAGATGCCTTCTTCCAAAGATATTTTAGGTTTATAAAATGAAAGCATCTTTTCATTATTACTACATCTAAACATGACTCCGACAGGAGCAGTTTTGATGTGATTGATATTTGGTTTATAATTTGCTTGTTTGCAAACCATATCAGCAAGTTCGTTAAATGATGTTGGTACACTAGATCCAAGATTAACTGGTCCTGAAATATCTTGTTTGATTGCCTCATCAACAGCGTCAACAATATCTCTCATGTGAATAAAATCTCTAACCTGTGTTCCATCACCCCAAATATCAAAAGGATCTAATCTTTTCTTAGCTCTATCAATATAAGAAGGGAATGGATAATCTAGGTCTTGATCTGTTCCATAACCACTAAAAGGTCTGAACACATTGACTTTGATACCAGCTTGTTCAACAAATTGTAAACAAAATTCACCTGTTAGTTTAGACCAACCATAGGTCAAATCTGGAGTACTGACATCTGCCAAATTAATATCTGATTCTTTAAGTTTATATTGATCTTTGATCAATTGCAACTTGACCGGGTAGGCTGCTGAGGAAGAAAAATAAATGATTCTTCCAGGTTTTGTTTTCAAAGCCCATTGACACATTTCTGAATCTATAGCCAAGTCAATTGCAACTGACAAAGGTTCATTCTCAATTGTCTGCCTACCACCAACAATAGCTGCAAGATGAATTACTAAATCAAATCTATCAGAATTTGTTTTAAAGAAATCTCTACAATCATTTCCTTCTTTAATATCAATACCAACAATATCATGCTCAGCGTATTTACGCATAAAGTATTTGCCAACAAATCCCATATGACCTGTGATTAGAATTTTCACTGACACATCTCCCAAACTTTAAGCATATCCATAACACGGCTAACATAGGTATGATTATCTCTGACGTTGATCATTTGTCTCAACATAATATCTTTAATATCAGATCTTGCTTCCATTTGTTCAGCAACACTAAACACTTCATAGGGATCTGATGAATAAGCAATATCACCATCAAAATATTCATATACAGCTTTAGAGTTAGTAACACCTAATTTTCCGTAACTAATGTTTTTAATCGTTCTACATGGAATATAACCGTTAGCTAAATGGTTTTTTGGTCTACCATCATAGGCAATGTAGGAACCTAAAATATATTTACGAAGAGCTTCAATAGAAAGACCACCATTTCTCCAAGGACAGTGATGAATAAATTTTACACCATTATCTTGGCAAGCTCTCACGAATGGTTCAAACTCCTCAATGTTCCAATCACCAATTGTACCGCCGAAGAAAGAATACTTAGGTTCTTCATAGGGTGTAAATCTTGCTTCAAGGTCAATTTCATGAGGAAGAATATCTGTACCCCAAATTGAATAATAATAATCGTAATCTTTGCCCTTATCAAAATAAGACGCTTTGCTTATTTGAGTATATTTTTCTGGTTCAAATTTATATGCTTGATTCTTATCTTCAACACCACCTATACCCCAATCACAAGCAAATCTAAAATCAACTACCCTCTTTACATTACCTTCCCACATTGAGAATCCAGGATTAAATTGATTCTTTTCTTCTGGTGGTTTTGTCCCAAGATAATTGATAATATAGGTAGAAGATTTTCTCATCGGGATTTTATTACTTTGAGGTGTTTCAAAGCATAACCATTGTTCAGAAATAATCAATGAGTCATCTAAGAAAGATGGATCAACGTTATCCCTATTGTCCAACCAATACACATCAAGACCCAATGCTTGTGCTGCTCTGTAAATAGCGTAATGAACGAACGCATGAGTATGACCAGTATCTAATTTTGCACCCCAAACAATAAATTTATTATTAGACATATTTTATTCCTTCATTACCAAATAAAATGATTATTATAATGGTCAACTATAGACGGAAGTTCTTCATCAAATATTTTTTTATTATTCCATCCCAATGATTTCAATTTAGAATCATCAATGCTGTATCGTAAATCTTGACCTAATCTATTAACATTGAAATCAACAAACTTTTTATAATCATTTGGATCTATGTTAATTAAACTTAATATTTTTTTAAATATCTCTAAATTGGATGTTTCGAAATTTCCACTTATATTAAAGATATCATTTTTAATTTTATTATCCATCAAAAATATAATTGCATCTGCTGTATCTTGTGCATGTAACCACACTCGACGAGGTGTACCATTTAAATGTAGAGGTGCTGGTTTTCCTAAGGAAAGATATTTACAGGTCTTGGGAATAAATTTTTCTACATATTGACCAATACCATAATTGTTAGTAGGTCTAACAATAAGGAAAGGTACACCATATGTTCTATGCCAGGCTAATACTAACATATCAGCACTTGCTTTTGTTGCACTATATGGATTACTAGGATGCATCAGATCTTTTTCTGTAAAAGATCCTTGATCAATATCCCCATAGACTTCATCTGTACTAATTTGAATTAACACAGGCATATTATAATTCTTTTTGGTCTGAATAAGTCTTAGAAGATTATGAACACCATCAATATTACTTCTAACAAATATATCATTATTAACAATGCTGTTATCAACATGGGTTTCAGCTGCAGTGTTAATTATATAATCACAATCATATAACATATCTAGGTCGTTAATATTTTTCTTTAGATATGTAAAATTACTGTAGGAATTGAATTCTGTTAGCAAACCAACATCAGATGCATATGTTTCACAGTCAACACCCATAACATGCCAACCTTTTTGAAGGCATGTTCTTGTTATATAACTACCAATAAAACCTAAACAGCCTGTAACATATACAGAATAGATCACAATGTTCTCCGAATATTTACATAGCTGGGTTTATTGTTGAAAATAAAATCATTCCAACAAGATGTCAAGTCATCAAGTGTGTTAGGTATATATTGCACTATATTTGATAATAAATCAAGGGCTTCTGTATCACCTGTTGCGTCATGACTATATCCTTGACCATAGTCATCACCTCTTCCTATACCAATTAATTTTACTGGAATATTTTCATTATCCAAATATAAACGGTGCCATTCAAAGGGTCTAAAAATTAAAAATGGAGTGATGCTGTAACACAAAGGAATTTTACCACTTTGTGCCAAACCAATAGCAGCGCCAACCATCAACTGTTCACTGGCACCTACATTAATAACTCTTTCGGGAAATTCATTTCTTATTTTATCCAAGACACCAAAACCTAAGTCTGCTGTAATTACCCATACATCATCATTTTCTTTTAATGTTTTATATAAAAGTTCACTCAATAACTTTCGCATATTTCTTTATAGTCCTCAGGTTTCAAAACATAATAATGTGTAAGCAATCCCTTTGCAAAACTCCAATTAGGTGTTTCACTAACTCTGATATTAATATTAGGTAAGAAAGCTTTAAGTCTATTAATTAGATAATCATTGTCAAGATAGTCATAGGCACTCTGACCATTAATATTAACATAAACATGCAGATTGTTTAATTTATTAACATGAATAAATCTAAGACTTTCCCATATACTACCTTCTGCGGCCTCACCATCAGTGATCAAACAATAAACATTCTTTCTACGATCTGCAAGAGCATGACCAACTGCAATAGGTAGTCCACACCCTAGACTACCTGTACTACACCATATATCATTTTCAATATCACGTTTAGGATGTATGCTATGTTTTTTTAAAAGCATTACAGCATCAATACCTTTACGTTCTTCTATCTCACAATATAATGCTAGACCAGCATGACCACTGCTTAAAATGAAAACCTCATCAGGTTGTTTCTTATCATAAATTTCATGAATGATAGGCCATGCACTGAGACTACTGCTTAGATGGCTGATTTTTTGTTCATAGGTAATATCAATTATTCTTTTTTCAGTCTTATGCATTTTTAAAAATAACCATTAATCCACGTTGACATCTTTCACCAGGCAAACTATTTTTATTGAACAATTTATAGCTATAACCTTTATTTTTTGATGTATAGTAAATTTGACGTAAATTAGGATAATCATTATCAAATAAGTTTACATCATGATAAATTAATATTCCATTTGTATCTAATAAATTATCATAGACATATTCAAACCATTGTTCTGTGTGTCCGTGATCTGCATCACTAATAATAAAATCATATTTTTTATTACAACTAAAGACAAAAGCTTTTTCGTCACTTGTAATTATTTCAATCAAACCATTATATTTTTCAGAAACACCTTCTGGCATTCTGTATCCCCAGTCACTCCAATTATCAACTAGAGTGTAATTATAAGGCAATTGATTGTATTGCAATCCCTTGAGAACAGCGTCAACACTTCTTCCCCCACCTAAACCTAATTCAAGAATTTCTACAGGCTTAGATGATAGCACAAGCCCTGTAATTAATTCGGCGTGTGCAACATCAATTTTAACATTTTCATTACCATCCCACATGATCAATTCCTTTTAATAACTTAATTAATATAATATACTATAGCATTATCAATGATATATTTTTTACCTGTAATAATGTCTTTAGCTAATTCAGCAAATTCATTTTGTGCTTTTTTTACATCTTCAATATTCATATCATCAAATATAATAATACCTTTATTATTACCAATCAACCTTAGTGCAAGTTTATAATCAAGGGTTGCTGATTCATATGAATGATCGCCATCAATGAACACTATTCTAATACCAAATTTTTCTATTTGTTCATCACTAAGCTGATTAAAAAATTCTTCACTTGTCATCTGATAGAAAATAATATTTTTATATTCCTCATTGCCAGAAAGTGTGTTATTCTTTTGATTTTCTAATTCACCGCCTTTGGGTGTATTAGTGAGCCAGGTTGTCCATCCATCTTCAATAAATGGATCAATGCCAACCATTGTTTTATTAGGATGATTTTTAGCTAGGCTTTGTATAAGCTTTCCATCAAATACACCAATTTCCAAATAATTACCTTCAAAATGATTTAATTCTTCATTTAAAAAATCAAATACATAAAAAGCTAATCCATTTTCATAAGACATTTTAGTTTCTTCTTTATTAGATTGATAGATCGATGAAATCTTTAATACCGGCATAAATGTCATACTGTGTTTTAAATTTATATTTTTGCCAGGCATATGTGGTATCACACACCCAGAAATTAGATTCAAATGGTTTTAAAAGATTTAATTTTTTTTCTACAGGTGCAGATACATTAGTAATTTTTTGAAATATATCATTTATTTCAAAGTTGCTATACTGCACTCCGCTACCAAAGTTGACAATATCACCCTTTGGTGCATTCTCATACTTACATAATATATCAATACCTCTCACAAAATCATCAATGTAAATAAAATCATGAAATCCTTGGTAGAGAACCATTGGCTCTTGTTTTATATATGCATTGTATAGACGAGGAAATAATCTATGAGGTTTTTCACCCGGCCCATAAACACTATAGGGTCTAGCAATAACAATATCTAAATTATAATGTCTGGCATAACCCTGTGCTAATAACGTGCACATACCTTTGGTAGCTTGATACATATCAACTGGATTGATTAAATCTTTTTCTGAACTAGCTCTAGGCATTGGTCCGTATTCACTACTGCTGCCAATTTGAACCATTTTAGTTGTAGGATTATTCTTCACATAATCTAAACATTTTTTTGTTAAAACAACATTACTTTCCCACATTACACTATCATCATAAATCTCAGCTGCTGAGTTAATGATAACATCTGGTTTAAAATTTTCTAATTCAAATGATAAATCATTTTCACGATAGTAGGGTTTAACCTCTTCGTGAGAATAATATTTGATTAGATTTTTTCCAACAAAGCCTGTTGAACCCGTGATAAAAATTTTCACTTAATCACCAGATCTTTAATTCTATTGAACAATTCAAATCTAACTTCCATCGGTTGACCTGGACAATGAATTAGAAAATCACCAATTTGCCAATTACCACTATAACCCATTGCATCCATATTACTTGTAGCATTAGCTCGAGTTCTATAGATGTGATAGTGATAAGCATTCAAATAACGTTGAGGAACAATTTTAACAATATTCTTAAATTGCTCTTGGATATCTCTCATAGCATCTTGTTCAACACCGGGAAAATTGCAATAAACACTTTCCATATCTAAAAGAGTTTGTAACCATTTTTTAGCATCGGGTGTATTAAATACAATGAAACTATCTGCATTGATACCATTAAAATCAGTAGCAAGAATAACAGAATAACCTGGATAATAAAATTCAGGTAGTTCAATTGTGAAATTGGTTATCATAGTATCAGCACCACTCCACAGAAGAATATCATGTTTATTCTCATTGAGTGTTTGCAATAGCAATTCAATTTTTTCATAACCTAAAAGGGTATGACCATTTGCATTTAAATGGGTTCTTTTAAAATTATCTGTTTTTGCAATTGCATCGTAGCCATGTTTCTTGGCATAGAGCTCACGATTATTTGTCCAAGTAAGTTCTGCTAAAGGCAGATGTCTTCCTGTGTGAATAGTTACTAAACCACATCTAGCTGACATATCAATTTCCTTCTATTACACTAATAATATCATCAACCGTATTTTTAATCAAATGATTATTATTGATTTCATTATAAGCCTTGTTAATTTGTTCTTCTTTATCATTTGTAAAATTTTTCATATAATCTAATATTTGGTCGTCAGAGATGTATGTGAAACCAAAGTCTTTCATCAATCTGGCTCCTGCATTATAACGTGCAGCCCAGGGTGTTTTGTTTAACATTGCTTCCAATAAAACTAAACCAAAACCTTCTTTAAATGAATGCATGACATAAAGATCTGCATCTACAATTGCTGACATTACGTCTTGTCTGTCATCTAACAATAAAGGTTTAACAAACTCGGACTCTTCTGGCATCAATCCATATCTGTTATCATAGCCTGTCAACACTAATGTGGTATCTGTTCTGCCCGTTGAATTAAATAAATCTGCTAATTCCTTCATTGCCTTGTTAGGCCAGTACCCACCACAAGACAAAAACATATAAGGTGTATTAATACCAAATTTAGATTTAAATCCACTTACACCAATTGATATGTTCGGATCAATGCCATGAATTATTTTTTTAGATTTGTGTTCAACATTATTTCTTTGAACCCATTCCCAATCTTCAATTGTTGAACATCCAATATACTTTACATTTTCTTTTGCTCTTTTATATGTTTCACTGTCTGAGGGAAGAATCAACATAAAGAGAATCGGTGAAGGTATGCGTTGTGCATTATTAAGAACAAAGTCTTGTACACCAACATCTCCACCATGAACAATAATAAGATCAAAAGGTGTACCTAATATATTAGCATCAGATGTTACATTTACACCGTTTAGATTGCCTCTATGTTCACCAGTAAGAACCCATACTTCATGACCTCTTTTGACTGACTCTTCAGCCATATCGCGAACATAATTTTCTGAACCTCCTGGAAAGGGAGCATACCTGTGAACTACATAAAGAAGTCTCTTCATGAGTATAATTCCTCAAGCTTTTCTTTCCATATTGTTCTATCATATTGATGGATAAAACACACTTCTGTATTTTCAGCTGAGACAATATTATTTTTAAATTCAGGTTCTGGTTCAAGTAGGTTGGGTCTAAAATAATCCATCTTACGAGGATCTGCAACTGTTCCAAGATGGGTAGCCCATCCTTGAGACATTGGCATTAATACAGTATTAGATTTATAAAATTGGCTGTGCATCATAAAATTAAATACAGCTTGATCACAAATTTTAATTGGTCTATTCATTGAGTGAATAGCAATATCAAGACAAAGATCTCTAATGAAATTACCTCTTCCCCCTAATACACCCACATTATAGATTATATTATTATTATATTTTTCGTAAATATAGGGTCCGAAGGTTTCCATAAGATTTTGGTTACCCCAAGGTTCATCTTTATATCTTAAGCACTCAGACGAAGCAACAAGATTTCTTGTTTGAAGATGTAATTCTAAAAAGGGTATAGGGTTCTTTTGAAAGATAACGTCACGAACATCTGTTGTAACTACGAATCTGTAATCATGTTCGGAAAGATAATCACTAATAGCAGCAAACCTCATAACGTGTGGTGATACGTTAGAGGGCATTTCTACTTCTACTACTTTGAAATCTTGTTCTTTGACTTTTTGAACTAATTCTTCTGAGGCATCAAATAATACTAAGACCTTGTCACCCACAAAGCCTGATCTATTAATAGAGTTGATCCAAATTTTTATTTGATCATAGTTGTATCCATAACAACCACCAATAACACAGTCTTTCATAACAACCTCATAATAAAAAAGGGGATGCACAGGCATCCCCCTGATAGTATTATTTATTAGTCTTGTTTAGCTTTGTTAAGGAGGTAGTTGAGCAAGACACCATAAATCGGAAGGATAATAATCAAGCTGATAATAGTCTTGAAAACAACATCGGTATTTGCAATTGCAAGCCAATTAGCTGCCATATATTCATTAGTGCTATTATAGAATGCTGCACCAAAGAATGCATATGTGTCTACAACGTTAGCAAAGATACCAGAAGCAAATGGTGCTACCCACCATGCTTTAAATTTTTCACGGACCTGTTGAAATACAGTTACGTCAAACAATTGGCCTATGAGATAAGCAACAGCTGAAGCTACACCAATACGCCAATCAGAGAGAGCAGCACTAATAATTGCTGCTGGAATAAAAGCCATACCAACAACAACTCTTGATTGATGTTTGTTAGTAAGACGTGTAGTTAAGTCGGTTGCTACAAGAACTAATGGAAATAGAAACATAGCCCATGATGCTTTGAATCCAAATACTTCAAGAGGAAATTGAACAATATAATTTGCAAGTCCAATGATGAATACATGAACTAGCATAAGCTTTAATGCAAGACTTTTATTTACTTCTGAGAAATTAATCATATAGTGTTCCTTTCGAAAACATTGTTATATTGTTGAGTAACACGAACAAATGTTGTACACTTACTAAGATACTTTAACTTAGAAGCTCCCACGTACGTACATGCCGATCTCAATCCACCTAGTATATCTTGTACTGTATCAGATATTTTACCTTTATACGGTACAAGAACCTCTCTTCCTTCTGAAGAGCGGTATTCCTTAAGACCACCAAAATGTTTATCATTGGCAGCTTTAGAGCTCATTCCATAAAATTTAATGTATTTCTTTTCCTCAGTAATTGGTTTATAGGTATCCCAATCACGATCATATTTCCATTCACCTGTATGGAGATATTTAGTAAACAGTTCTCCACCACCTTCATCGTGGCCAGCAAGCATACCACCAAGCATTACAAAGTCAGCACCAGCTGCAAATGCTTTAGCAACATCGCCAGGAGAAGTACAACCACCATCAGCAATGATATGCCCACCAAGTCCATGAGCAGCGTCTGCACACTCGATAACCGCTGAGAGTTGCGGATAGCCAACACCAGTCTTAATACGGGTAGTGCAAACAGAACCAGGACCAATGCCCACTTTAACGATATCAGCTCCAGCAAGAATTAACTCCTCTGTAATATCACCAGTAACAACATTACCTGCAATAATTGTAAGTAAAGGATAATTGTTTCTTGCATGTTTGACTACATCAATAAAACGTTCTGTATAACCGTTTGCAACATCAATACAAACATATTTTAATTTGCTTGAATGGCTGTAAACATGATGAAGCTTGTTTAGATCTTCTTCGCCAATACCGATACTCATAGCGGTATGATCTTGTACACGAAGATCTAATATATTTGAATCGCGTAGATATTCAACTATTTCTTCTTGTGTGTAATGTTTAACTAAACAAGTAAATAAACCTGTATTAGCCAATGAAGATGCTATTCTACGTGTACCCACACCATCCATATTAGCGGCCATGATAGGAATACCAGAATATTCCATCTGACTATTACGAAAAGTATATTGACGGAAAAGATCTACTTCTTTTCTGGAAGTAAGTGTACTGCGTTTAGGTCTTAGGAGTACATCTTTAAAATCAAGTTTGAGTTCATTATCAATACGCATTATTCTACTGTACCAATAATTTTAAAGGTACGACCAATCCAGAACCCAACATACCACTTTTTAGTAAAGACATCATATCGTTTTACCATTTTATTCTCCTTAGAGTGACCAACGGGTTTTGTTTGTAATTTTATCACGCTTGATAGGTCTGTCATAGCATTCTATAAATCCTCTCAAGATACGAATTTGATTTTCAATAGCCTCAGACCAGTCACCCCAGTCATAGACAGAATCTTCCTCTTTAGTACATTTGCGAAGGTATTCTAGAAAATTGTTGGTGCAGGCGTCTGCATATTCTTGCTCGTCTGAACCGTTACGTACAGATACACTGTGGTAGGCACGATATGCCAACCAAAGACGTTTTATGTGGTAGTCAAGTTTGTTTTCCATATTATAATAATACTATATTTTATTAATTAAAGCCAGTGAAGTGTTTATTTTGGTCACGGATATCTTTTAATAAATTTGGCATGACACTATTATATAGTTGGTGCTCTCTATTTAAAATATCATTGGTGTTGGTCAATGTGGATGTAGTGGCTGCATAAGGTGTGTAATAAAAAGTATTAATAATATGATAATTTCTATTTAATTTATAATAAAGGGTATCATAGATAAAGTTGTCACCCCAATATAAATCAAGCCCATCAATGATTGGAATATATTCAATTTTGGGATAAAACATTAATGTTCCCAATCCAAAATGAGTCCTATAGTTGTAGGGAGTGTCACAGTGAACCAAATCAATCTCACCATTAGTGACAGGAGTTTGCCCAAATTCTTCTTTAAGACCAGGGCAAATACCGCATAATCCAATTCCAGGTCTTAAAAATTGATCCATTCTATGAAATAATTTTAAGTCAACAATCACATCGTCATTGAGTAGACAAATGTTTTCATATTTGGCTATTTTAGTTCCGTAGTTCCAAGCTGGGTTAACGTAAATGTTTTTACCAAAAGTAAAAATATTAAATTTAGGGTTATTAATAATATTAGGTGTTGCATCTGGATTATTATCAATAATAATGATTTCGCCGATTGAGGGAACCTCAGCAAGATCATATAAAAATTTTAAGAAGGGTGGATATTTCCACATTGTAGGAACTACAACTGATATCATAATAACCTCAAAATGAATGGCGGAGAGTGTGGGATTCGAACCCACGGAACCGGATTAGGGTTCGCTCATTTAGCAAACGAGTGCTTTAGGCCACTCAGCCAACTCTCCTAAGTTCTGATTTATATGCACTGAGACACATATCTTCTAATGTTCTTTCACAATTAATATATTCTGATAACATTCCGTTTGGTATTGTAATGGATGATACATCACCGGCTCGTCTTGAACCTTCCACAACACTAAAGTCAACACCCGAAATTTTCTTCATGGTATTTATTACCTGTCTAACAGAATAATTCTTACCTGTACCTATACATTCATATTCTCTATTGCTTGGAATTTCTACTGCCCTGACAATACCTTCAACTAGATCACTCACGTGAATATAATCGCGAATACAGGTTCCATCTTCTGTATCCCAGTCTGTTCCGTTGATAGAAATGTAAGGTCTAACACCAGCTGCTGTCTCTGCTGCTATTTTTATGAGATGAGTTGGTTTACCTATTTGTTCAAATTCACCATTGTTACCAGCAACATTAAAAAATCTAAAGATTGTAAAGTTACTTGCCATAGCTTTAACAAGACTCTCAGCCATTAACTTGGATTGAGCATATGGTGATACAGGATTGAAAGCAGCTGCGGTAGAAGCAAAAATAAAATTATTACAACCATTGGTACAATTAAAATGCAATTGCCAATGGGTTCCTAATGTATTATTATTAAAATACATAAAGGGTTGTTCTACCGATTCTTCTACAGAGATATATCCAGCTAAATGAACAACAGCATCATATCTATATGCTTTAGTAAAATCATTTGCATCACCATGCATATACAAGTCTAGATATCTCTGAACTTTATTCATTGAATAGGTTCTATCAATACCATGAACCTGATATCCAGCTTGTTTCAAAGCCTTTACTGTGTGTGATCCAATATAACCATTACATCCTGTAACTAAAATTTTTTTCACTTAATTGCTGCTCTTTTACGAAGTTCGGTTGTAGAAAATCTATGTTTGCGTGAATTATAATAAAGTTCTATTCCATTATCAATACAATACTGTTTGCCAGAAAAATCTTTATCTTTATATTCTTCACCCAAAAATCTAATCTTAACAGGAACAATTGTAAGAATATCTAATAAGTCTTGTTCAGTTTCATATATGATAATTTCATCAACATAACGAACTGCACTAAGTTGAATCTTGCGTTCAATAATAGATTGTGCTGGTTTGTTTTTAGAATCAGGTCTGTCTATTGTAGGATCAGTTTGAAGACAAGCAATAAGATAATCGCAGTTTTCTTTTGCTTCCTTTAACATAAGAATGTGACCTGCATGCAGAAGATCAAATGTTGAAAATGTAATGCCGGTTTTCATGATGTAGTATTTGAATGTTCAGTAATTTCTTTTTCAAGCCACTCTATTTCTTTTTTGACTTGTAATTTTTTAATTTTTAATTCTTTGATTTTTTCATCTGGATCATAATGAGCATAAGCTTCTTTTATTTGATGATCTAGATCTTCATGTTTATTCTTAAGATTATCAACATGCTGTTTGATTTTAGCTTTGTTCATGAATATTCACCATTCTTACATACTAACTATAAATATATATGAGTTGGCTATAAATGTCAACCGTTAAATTATAGTGCCATTTTATTATTTTTTATCTACTTTTTGGCACATTTTA